ACATCTAAAACATTGCAAAAATTGGGCGTAGTATAGTCTTTTTTGCGTTTTCTCGCTGAGTTCGCGTGTTTATTGAGAGAAAAATATCTGAGTGATTTAAAAGTGAGCAATAAGCGTGAGTTAGTGTTTGACAATAAAATCAAACAGGTTATTATACGCAACACAAAGCATCGCACTCTTCCCGAGGTGGTGAAATTGGTAGACGCGGCGGACTCAAAATCCGCTGTCAGAGATGACGTGTCGGTTCGAGTCCGACCCTCGGGACCAAGCGAAAGCTTACACAGATTATTTAAAGCCCCAAGCCTTATATATCAAAGGCTTGGGGCTTTGTCGTTTCTGGCTGTTATGTTTTTTTACGGTATTTTTCGGGATTATTTGGTATATATCTCCACCCGTTTTCCACCCGACCACACACAATGAAGGAATTACTTATTTTATGAGCGTATCGGTTTATCAGCGTCCTAACAAAAAATGGAAAGCAGACGTCCTGGTGAATGGAGTCCGCAAGACAAAAACTTGTAAAAATAAAATTGATGCAACGAACTGGGGTAGAGCAGAGGAACGTGATTTATTGCTCAATGCATCTACAGCTGAAGCATTAAAGAAAAAAACGGTGCTCACCGTGCGTGAAGCACTGCAGAAATATAGTGATGAGGTTTCTATTCATAAAAAGACGGCCAAAAAAGAACGAAATCGGGTGGAATATTTCAAAGAAAACCTTCCCAACGTTGATTGGCCACTGATTGCATATAAAAGTGAATTCATTAAGCAATGGGAAGATTCAGTCATGAAGCGATCTATCCGACCGCTGAAGGCTTCAAGTGTGTTGCGTGATTATTCATTACTATCAGCTTTCTTTAATTGGTGCCGGTTAGATAAACACTGGATTGATTTTAATCCTGTTCAAGACATCCGGAAGCCAAAAAAACCAAATAACCGTGAAAGACGTGTCGAAGAAGATGAACTGGTGAAAATGCTCACTGCTTTAAAATATAAGCCAGGAACGGTACCAGAAACGAAAACACAAGAAGTGGGTTTGGCGTGGCTCATTGCTATGGCCACGGGTATGAGATCCGGAGAAATCGTGAATCGATTGCCTAAGGATGTACATTTAGATAAACGTTATGTTCAATTGGATGATACTAAAAACGGAACGGCCAGAAAGGTCCCATTAGATGATTTTGCGCTTCAGCTGTGGACGCTGGCCTTGAAAATTGACCGGAAGGGGAGTCCTAAAGTATTTACAATTTCTGATTCTTCACGAGATGCGCTGTTCCGTAAAGCACGAAAACAGGCTGGTTTAGAGAATGCAGATCTGACTTTTCACGATTCCAGACATGAAGCTGCATCACTCATGGCCAGACGGATTAAAAACGCTCTTACACTGTGTAAGATTTTTGGATGGAAGGATCCAAAACAGGCCCTTACTTACTACAATCCGACTAATGATGAGATCCTAGAAGAATTAAATATGTCGGCTGGTTTAAGCCGGTTATTGGCTTAATGGATAAAAATAGATGTTAGAAATTAATCTTCTCTTTTTTGCTTTGAAGGAGATTCAATTACAGCATCTAGAAATAATTTTCCATAATTAGTGACATATAAAGATTGACGTTGTGAATTGAGTTTTGAATGTGATAATAATGAAACGCGTTGAAAATTTGCGCCAGCTCTGTGTAAATTTCTTTCGATGTTACTTTCAAGATCTTTAAACATTTCAATTTGAGTAGTATTGGAATCAGTAATATAAATTATTCCAAGCCCTTCAAAGTTTTCCAAATAACCCGCGAGATTATTTGGAAACTGTAGTTTTATAAAATTATTATGCATTTCCAACAAATACATTTGAAATGCTTCAGATTTTCTAAGACTGTATCTAAAATAATGTTTAGGTGTAATGGATTGATTTTTTTTGAAAAAATCAAGTAATAGCGCCTCATCTGGCGATAAAGAGTTAATTATATTTATAAAGCTTGGGTGTGCTTTATCATTTTCTTTTTTAATTGTTGCTTTTGCTAAAAGCTCAACATATAAGTTTCTTAGTTCCTCATTAGTGACATAACTAAGTTTCTCAATAATTGGAATACCAATCTCTGGTGGAACTTCTGATATATCTTCAACTGGTGTGTCTTTAATACGGTCACTGTACTTTTCTAAATTATTTTTTAAGCAAATATTTAACTTTTCTGTCCCCCATGAAGTTAACAAATGGAGAAATAGTCCAATACTCGTAATTGCAGCTAAACCAAGCCCTACATTTCTGGCAGCTGGTTGAGCCATATCTTTATACAATTCTAAAAAAATTGGGGAAAGTTCGCCTAGCCCAGTAATGTCTTTGATTTCCATAGTTTGAATGTTGCTCAAAAAACTTTTAAAAAAATATTGTATGGAAAATTAGATTAAGTCAATAAATAAAAAGCCACCTTTCGGTGGCTTATGCTTAACTGTAGTTCACGTTGGATTTATCGAAGGCCATAGCGTATTTAATAATATCTGTAGCCTTCCAGCGGAGTGACATGCGTTCACCTTTTGGATCTGTTGGTAGCTCTCTACCTGGTGGAAAATATTTATTACTCATGATATTTCGTTTGGTGTAATCCACCGTATATTTAAAATAATTTGCAATATCATGTTCATCCCATACTTGGCATTCAATCGGGATAATCGGTTTAGAATCAATTTGCTTCATGATTTTAAGAAGCGTTTTTTCAATAATAGAATCAATATTTACTGTCATTTTTGTTCCTTAAACTGGACTAGCTGCAGAAAGCCCATCGAGCACTTGTAAATGATTGGCTCTAACTTCCGTTATATATTGGTGATTACGGCTCTGGTCGGTCCACTGACGTGTGTGAATAGATCCTTCAATGTAAACCTTCGATCCTTTTTTCAGGAATTTCATGGCGATTTCACCGGTTTTATTATGTGCCACTATGCGGTGCCATTCGGTGTGTTCCATCCAGTCGCCAGTACGCTTATCTTGCCATTTTTCAGAAGTGGCAATGGAAAATTGAGTATAAGATCCGCCATTTGGGAATGTTTTGGAGATTGGATCTGCACCCAAAGTACCCACTAAAATTGCTTTGTTTACTCCACGCATGGTTTTTGCTCCTGAGCTTCTTGGCGTTTTTCTGCTATGCATTCCTCTAAATGTTGAATAGCCTTAGATTTTGATGAGAATGGGCCTTGCCAACATTCATTAAAATAAATATCCCACTCGATAAGACCGTGTTCTTCTATTTGATCAAGTTGCACTGTGCCAAAAAATGGAATCTCGTGTGCCCACCAAGTTTTATTATCATCTGTTCCAAATTGGATTTTAGAGTTTTGGGCAATTGCTTCAGCTTTATAAACTCCTTCAGCATGTTTAATAAGATTCGCCACTGGTGAACCTTTCATAAACCAAGTTTGGTCAATCATGCAGTCATTATTTAGAGTTTGAGATTCATTGGTAAGCAAAAATGTTAGCCAGCAAATTTGAGTGGTTTCATTTTCATAAAGCTCTAAGTCTTCATTCCAATCGAAATTTTCAAGATCATGCTTCATTACAGATTCGAATTTTGAATGTATTTCAGGTGATGTTTTTTTAGACATGATTTATCCCTCCACCGTTACTGGATTGATTTCGAAATCATCTCCACTTACATGACTGTCAAAATAAAGTTTTGTAATTTCAAAACAGTCGCTATACCAGCCTTCTTCCTGAAAAATAGTATTTACACCCCATTTAAAAGGGGGGATTCCTACTCTCTCTTTCCCCTCAAAACAGGCAAAAAATACTGCTTTTCCAATCATTTTCAGTATGACTGCAACAATGTCTCCATTATTTTCATTTAGTCTGTCTTTGTAGCCAGACCAGAAGTTATTGTGCTCATGAAGCATTTCATCAGTGCATTTAATAACAACCGTGAACTCTAAATCACAGACATCGCTCCATTTGTCATAGGCGACTTTATATGTACGTGGTGCACACTGTAGATGGACTGGAATTTCCGCTTGTTTGTTTTCTACGTTAGAATCGTTTTGCATAATTGCTCTCCGGTAGTTGTGTGACACATGCAAAAGTGGCCGCTTTTGTATGTGTGCTGATTTAATTGCTGCTTTCGATCTTAGAAAGTTCTTTATCTACAATACCTTCAATGACTCTGAGTGTTTGTTGAGAAGCCCCGAGCAAGTAGTGATGATTAACACTCTCTTTTGTTTTTTCTTCGGCTTCCATCTCGTTAAAAATTTCAATTTTTCCCTTAATTGCTTGAAGTATTACCTTGACTTCAATAGTGGTTTTATCGTCCATCTAAATATCCTCGTATTTGTGAAAATAGCGTCACACGGCTTTATAAAGTAGGCTTTGCAACATGTTTACTTTGTTCTTCAGTTCTTCGTACTTTTCCCAATTCAGGTTTTTACGAATGATCTGAAGTACTTCCTTTGCTTCCCGACGTGCAGAACGTGTTTCCTGGTTGTTGAGGGCACAGATACAGCTTTGAACCTGAGTAATTGCTTCTTCAATGTTCTGTTGTTCACTGACTGAAATTCCTACTGAATTTAGGCCATAATCCCAAGTGCACGTAAATTGGCGGTTAAATTCCTCCTGTGCCATTTCACAATCAATAAAGGGCAGTTCATTAGGATCTAATTGATTCCAAATATCAGATTTCATACTTGCGATGCTCCGTAGCTTGGGTTGGTAAAGATCCAGCATTTCACTGTGTGAGAACGGTCGACAGAAATGTCATCCTCACCAGTAAGGTTTTTGGCTTCATCTGCTGGGTATTTGTTTGAGCGAACTGCTTTGTTCATATCAATAAATTTATAGCGTCGGCTGGTACGCAATAAATTCTTCATTTCTTTTATGTCTGGAAGGTTCTGAAAATTACGTGCAGCCACTTTGTAGACTTCATTCAAATTAATGGCCACTTGTTGTGCATCAACATCGTAATGATTCAGAGTGAATGCAGCACTGCGACTGCTATTTAGATATTCGTATGCATCCCAGAACTGTTCTACAAGCGGATGGTCGCCATTGAGTTGATTGACACGGTCCTCGGCCATCGTCATTAGCAATTCTTTGGCTGCCACAACTTCTTCTATGTCGATTGCATCATGTAAAACATGCTTGGCCAAAGCATCGATAAGGGCCGAAACTTGGGCATGGCAAAGTGCAATACGTGTATGAGTAATACCGTTGTTATGAAACTCTGCTTCTAACTCCTCGACCTTCTTGGAATATGTTTCTAGGATCTCTGTTTCTAGCTTCAGACAATGCGTCATATATATGCATGTATCTTCAATATCCATTCGGTCCAATTCGTCAACAATTCGCTTGGTTTCGAGTGACTGGCCTTTGCGGTCGAAGTAAATATGTAAGGTACGTGTCAGAATTGCTTCAGAAGCTTGAATTTGCGTGTTCTGTGAAATCATGATGGCACCACGGAAGGGTGGTTCATACGTTTCATTACCAGCAGTTTTTAGACCCTTTGAGCGGATTGCTCGGCCGTTGTATGCATCTTTTAATTCGTCCCAACTAAACTTGGCTTTGGCCACAGCATTGCCATTCTGGTCATTACGGTCGCCCTCGATGAGGACCACAGGCAAGTTAGAGATTTGTGCAAAATTACGATAGATCGCCACATTGGTAGATTTATTCGCATCAAAGCCTTCATAGTCAGCACGGCCGGACAGTTTCCACATGAACTCGATTAAACGAGATTTACCGGCACCAGCTTCACCTACGATTTCAATGAATGGATAAGAACTGTGCATGGCACGGATCTGTTCAGCGAAAAAAGATCCGGTCCACCAAGCTAAAGCGATTAATCCTTTAGCTCCACGTACTCGATAAAAATCCTTCCACCAGGTCGGCTTGAATTCCTTTTTAGGGTTCAATTTTATGGATGGACTTCCAGCTAAAGTTTTCAATTCTAAACGTCCTAGTTTGTAGAAATCGTGATCATTAATGTGGATAACATTTCCTTTATAAACAGCATGTTTTTCGAATATGTACGCTCCATATTCTTTGGTGTACCCCATGAAATCGATTGTTTTCACTTCTCGTAACCTCTCGGTGTTTTGCTTCATAAACGTTAAAAGTTGATGATTATTTCCGGTCCACCACGCACCCACTTGAACTGACAATAAACGTGGGCCGAATTTACCTGGTGCAGAAATATGGTCTGCAGTAAATGTGGCTTTCATTTCGTCATCGGGTGTTTGGATCTGGAAGTAGTACCAGGATTCATCTGTAATTTCGTTGCGCTGGAAGTACAACGGATTTAATTGGCGGTTGCAGATCTCGGCCACAGCTGCACATTGCTGAAGTGCAAGTTCACGCTTTTCGTTATCGAGTAAAAAATCTCTCTCCGGATCTGATTCAATGCGTTCTAATTCCTTGCTGTATTTGTCCATGTCTAAATTGAACCAATACAAACGGAAGTTATGATGAAAATAGAAGGTTCTGCGACGGCCTTCATTGAAGTTGTAAATTAATAAACCAGCTTGTTCTGGTGTTTCAGCAATGAGTAATTCGCCATAGTGCTGATATACCTTCCGGTTATCACTCTGCAGCTGATCACGCATATAAAGATCATTCCAGTCCATTCCACCAGCTGGTGGCTGGGCTGCAGTTGAATCCCATCCATCTTGTTTAGCTTTGATATGAAATTTACGTGTTGCTTTCTTACCAGCTGGATCCGGATCGAATGCCCAGCGGATACGTGGTTTCTGTTGCTTTAATTCAATACAACGTAAAGCAATCTGTTCAAGAAGCTTGGAAGGATAGTTTTCGGTGGACATGGTGGCAGCTGAAGGCTGACCAGCAAATGAAAGTGCAATCGCATTGAATATGCCTTCGGTGAACCAAATCGTTTGAGCTTTGCAAAGATCATCAAGCTCGTGAAGTGTCCAGGATAAACCCTTATATTCACCAATGAAGTTGGCTTTTTGACGGCCAAAACGCTCAGGACGGTCGATAAAACGTTCCCAATGCACATCATCTGCAATTTTGAAACGAACAGTGCTGGTATAAAGACCAGGATATTTTTTTTCATTGGCGAAGGTTTCTTGGGTGTATGTACCTTTTAACTTGGCAATATCAAAGCCACGTGCATTGATGAGATACGCATCTGCTGCAGCATGTGGGTGTTCTTTGGTACGTGGGAATTCTTTTGACCAGTCTTTAAAAAGATCGTCACAGATCTCTTTTACATGTTCTTCATATCCACATTTGTTTAAACGTCCACATTTAACAATCCGTGGTGATTCAGCATGTGTAAAAAGTTCCTTTTTACCGCAATTAGGACATAACCCTTCACGGTACCATTCCCCAACTTTCTTGAAGTTGAATAATTGATTGAGTCTGTCGTCAATGCGTTTTTGTATTACTGACATTTAATAAAACCACTTAAATTTGTGTAACTGTTTGAGATTGTGAATATTTTGTTTGCGTTTGTAGCTTTTCATGCAGACAAATATGACTTTGATTACAATCGCTCATCCGTTTCGGTTGGCTTAAATGCAGGGCAGTTTTCCAACATAAATTCACGGATGAAAACAGCAGGCCGTTTTTTCTGATTGAAGGCAGCTGCTTCAAGTGCAGCCATTTGTTTTTCAGTCCAGCGAACCATCGTGCTTTCTGTGTGGTGCTGTTTAGTTTGATCATTTGACTTGTTCATGCGAAAATCACCATAAATCGTTACTTAGTAACTCAGTAACCATAATTTAGTACGAATAATGGTGATAATCAAGTGCTTTTTCGGGAAAAAGTATGAAAAATGATGATTTGTCGTCTCGTGGCAGCCGACTAAGAGACGAGCGGAGACGCTTGGGGTTTAATAATCAAGAAGATCTTGCGGATATTTTAAAGGTTAAAAAAAACTCAGTTGTTCGCTATGAGAAGCACAATGCTGCTTTAGATACTGATCAACTGGATCTGTTGGAAGATCATGGTTTTAATATTCCGTATATTCTTTGGGGAGTGGATCAATTAGCAAAAAGTGAGTTTACGGAAGATGAAACAAAGTTAATTCAGTTGTTTCGACAAACTAAGGAAGATATGCGCCCAGGACTAATTTCTTTAATAGAGACATACGCAAATAATTTTAAGTCATAATCTATCAAATACTTAAAACCCAGCCTTAGCTGGGTTTTTATTTATCTGGTGTGGACCGCTCTGGATATATTACTTACTTGGTGATGAATCGTATTGATGATGGCCGAAAAATCCTTTTCTGTTAGATGGTCATCAACTTTCATTTTCGTCATTGCGTATAAAAAGCTTTCTAAATTTTCCAATGGAAATTCAATTTCATCCAATATTTCTTCAGCCGACATTTTTTTATGGCTGCTAATGTCTAACGTAGAGTGCATTTCTCCCCCTGTCTATGATCGTGGGCGTATTGTCTTAAATTTCTTATGTGAAATACAGAGGGGGCGCGACACCTTTTGACGTTCTGCACTTCACATAAAGTTTAATTTATCCAGTTAGTTAAATTTACTGAATGAAAAAAATATCCTGAGTATCAATACCCAAGAAACAATATTGAGAATGTTAAAACAACGACTAGGGAGAATACACCACCTTCGTAGGTGTTCTTGAACACCTTTTGGATCCGGAGACGTCTTGCCTTACGACGATATGCTTCCATGTCGTAAATAGGGGAGTGTTCTTTGAGAATATTTTGGGTGTGATTGTGTTTTGAAGTGAATGATTTCATTTTTACTATTCCTGTTTGTCAAGTTTACCCTGACACCATCACTTCTCACGGTAATGGTGGCGGGCTGAATAGGGGTGAGAAACCATCCCAAACAGAAGATGGCAAAATCGCTTATGCGATAATACCTATCCAGCCCACCATAAAGGCACAGCCGAATTTTACACAAAAAAAGAGTCCTTAGCGGACTTTTTGCGCCTGTTTGAAATTCAGGTTCTCACGCCTGACCACAGATTTTGCTGTAGTTTAATTAGCGTAACTTAGTTACTATTAAGGCGTCAAGAGATTATTATTTTGATGATTATGAACAGTAAAAAAAAAGATTTGTGATTAAATATTGAGTTTAAAGACAGGCTTTTTTCTAGGTAATGAAAATGACTTCAATTTTAGATTTGAAAAAAACCATTGAAAACTTTGGTGGAGTCGAGAGGATCCACGAAGCCCAAATGAAGCAAGATAGATGGGATGTTTATTGCTGGGAAACAAAGCATTGGTATACATCAAGATATTGGGCAAAGTTCATGCAAGATAAATACACAGGTGTGACCATGCATGAATTAGTTTGTACTCAGCATGATTACGAAAAGCTAATGCATCGACTAGAAATTTTTAATAACGATACGCAAGATTGATTTAGTTGGATTTAGAAATGAAGTTATTACTTATTATTTTAATATGTTCTTTTGGGTTTGCTGCTTGTTCAAGTCCAGATAATGAAAATCAGTCTATAAAATCACAAGAAAAAATTGATAAAGAAGCAGAACAATATAAAAAAGAAATATTAAAGCAACAACAAGAGCTTGCGGATTCAGATAAACCTAATTTTGATTGGCCAAAAGTTAATTATAGTCAGTCAGTTCCTAAAGTTAATATCAATAATGATTCAGAAATTTTAAAAGCAGTAGGAAAACCCATTGTTGATCAAGAAGATTCAACAAAAAACAAGGGTGAACCAAGCAAAACATACTGGTTTAGCAAAGATTTATCGAACTATTTACAAATAGATTTAAGTCAAGAATTTATTGAAGTGACATGGCATTTCGATAGTGAAAATATTGATAAATCGACTGCTACTTTTAAAGATGGCCAGAAAATAACTCAAGCTTTGTTAGGAAGTAAAACTGGTGGTGAACTTTATGAACATATTTCAGAGGGTCTGAAATATAAGGAATTGGTTTTAGATGAGGGTATCGTCATTCAAAATGCTAGATGTGGCCATTTTGTTTGTCGATATAAAATATTAAGATAAATTTTAAAGAATATAATCCCAAAAATAAGGCCCCTAAATAGGGGCTTTGTTTTATGCAAAGTAATATAGGAATAAAGCAATACAAATAATTATACCTATCATGATTCCGAGAAGGGTTGGGTAAAGCCACATGGATCCACCAATTGAATTTTAGCGTTATGTTCGTTGATTGCTTTTAATAACATTTCTTTTTCTTCCTCAGTTAATTCACCAGTAATCACTAGCGGAGTAGGAGTTAAAAGTTTACTTAACCGAATGAAATGATAATCAAGAATCAGCCATAGAATAATGAGAGATAATACAAAAAGAACAATCAAAAAAATCATGAAATTTGTCATTTAAAAGTACCTTTTTGCAAGTTTTTCTTGAGTATTTTTACATTCCAAACAAAGCGTTACTGAACCGTAACGTTGACGCTCTACTGGAATGTCATTACCACATTCTTCACATTCCGTGAGTGATGGACGACTGAAGTCTTTTGGTTGAATCTGAACCTGTTTAAGTTGTAATTCTTGTGCTAGATCTATTTTGTCTGACATGAAGATTTCCCCTGGCCTAAATGTGCCGAAACTGGTAGCTGTATTTCTGGATTTGGAACTGAAGGAGGGGAAAGCTGGAATTTTAATTCCATAAATCCGATAGCAGTAAAACCACAATCCAGATTTTGACATTGCCCTTTATAGCGACGTAAAACCGGACTTTCAGCTTCACTTGAACGGATAGAAAAAGCAGAACCACAGTGAGGACACGTTAGTTGTCTTTTTCCTGACATATAATAATCACCATTTATCGTACTAAGTTTTACAATTGTAATACAGTAATAACGTTAAATGGTGATTATTATTCTTTTTGTGTTGAAAAACCATTTCCTTTTGTGTCCTTGCTTACCCCAGCAAGGATTTTTTTTATTTGCCTTTTCTGGCTCGGTCAATTCTGGCCTGTTCTCGTTTTAATGCGACTGTTGCAGTCCCTTTACTCACATATAAATGCGTCAACTTCAGCGGATTAGTTTGATCACCTGAAGTTAAGGTATTGGTTTTACCTTTATCATGGTAATAGACGATTACACCGGTATATTCGGCATAATTTCTACCCGTTTTTTTCTTCTTGGCTGGTTTATCTTGTTCCGGATCTCTTGCTTCAAATAAGGTAGAAATATCATCTGCACTTGGAAGTTGGACTTCGAGTTCAACAGCTGTTGTAAAACCATTGTCATTGATCGTATGTGTGATGTTGGTCCCTAACCAGACAATATCTTCAATTTGTGGCTTTAAACCGGAGAAGATAAATTCCTGTTCCGGGATAATCTCCGGACGACCATACGCCAGGGTGTAACTCAGCTTTTGTGCAGATCGTTTGCACCGGTTGTATTCTGCCTGGGCTGCCAGCTCTGCCGTTTTCTTGTCACGGTGGATATAACGGATCTCTTTTAAATTGTCCTCATTATCACCAGCAACGACATAAAGCTTTTTGGATTTGGAAGCATCATAATAATATGCCTTCACGCCAGTGATCCGGTCCGTGCCGGTGCCAGTTGTGTAATTATGACCATCACCTTCAGCACGGATAATATAAACAGTGGGGAGGGGTAAACCTGATACGGTTTGACTGGTACCACGGGGCAATAAAATTAAATGGCTGTTCTTTACCGTAGCAATAGCATCATGTTCGTCGGCAATTCGTGTTATCAAATTGGCATCACTTTCATTCTGCGCAATGTACGAAATTACCTGATTGGCCAATGAATCATGAACAATGGTTTTTAATTCATATTCGGCACCAATGGTTTCAAAAATCTCCTTAATTGTTTTCTTGCTGAAGCTACGTTCACGCTTCTGTTTCAGACCTTCAGAAATATCATTACTGAAGGCTGAAATTGTTAAAACATCTGGTGCACCACGGTGACTTGTAGACTCAACTTTGAATTTTCCTTTATGCACTAAGCCAGTGTTTGACCAGCCGATCCAGGCTTGAATAATCGCTCCTTCAGGTGGAATTTCTAACTGGCTATCTGTATCGTCTAATTCAATTTCAAGTGAGTCGACCACAAGGCCACGGTTATCCTTGAGCGTCAGCGAAATTAAGCGTCCTGCAATCAGATAGGTAATGTCATTACCTTCCACTTCAATTTTATAAATACATGATGGATATTCAGTTTCAGATTGATATGCGGATGCATAGCCTTCAAAAGTTTTAATTGCTTGTTCAAACATTTAAATTGCCCGATTCAGCGCACCAGCTGCCATACCGATAAGAGATCCCATTAAGGTTGGTTGCCATTCCTTAATTACCTTTAAGGTAATGGTGAAATCAGTTTTTCTGGCTGCACCATCTTTGAAAAAATATGTTTTGGTTTCATCTAGGCTTTCGATAATGACAAGACCATAAATCTTGCCTGTACCTTCAATCAATGTATAAGCCTTGCCTGTATCTGCCATTGCTCTGATCTGGTCCAAAGTGACACGGCTGTGCGTCAGTTCGTGGTAGGTGGTTCCCTTCAGGGTAATTGTATCTTCCCCTTTACCAGTAAACTGATAAGCCGGTGTATTACCAATCCGGTTATTACTTGGGTGTCGCCAGCTGGTGACACGTTGTAATTCTTCATAAGAAGCAGTTCGTAATGAAAACACGAATAAACCTAGAACCATCATCATGTTTGTTTACTCCGAATCTGTTAGAAAGCGACGTCGTGCATCAACTTGTTCTTGTTGAATACGTTGCATTTCTTCTCTGATTGCTTTTGCAGTTTCACGGACTGGCTGGCCCTGTTCTGCTTTAATTGTGATGTGAATGGTATCGTTGCTGATAAAGCTGCCACCCCCACGATTTGCACTAATTGGAGTAACGGGCGTTACTTTGGCTGTGGTGCCAGTAGTAATGACGTTACGTGTTGCTTGCTGGGTAGCCTTAACTGGCAAGTTATAGTTTTGGGCAATGCCTAACGCCATACCTTGCATGGTGTAGTCACCAATGCCCATAAATACACGAGAAGGGGAGTGGATGCCCAGGATTGTTCTGGCCTTGTTAATTACCCCCTCTACTGCTCCGGAGAGAGCATCTTTAACTTCCCCTACTTTGGATAAGATCCCATTTTTTAGGCCGGTTAAAATCATGCTGCCAAAGCCGGTAAACTTTGCTGGTAGATCGATGCCGAACCAGGACATTACCTTTGCAAATGCGGAATAGAAAAGGCCGATAGGGGACCAGTTAATAATTAAGGCTGAAACACCTGATATACCGCCACTAAATGCAGTTTTTACTTGTCCCCACAGTCCAGAAAAGAATCCTTTGATTGGTTCCCAATTTTTATAAATAAGGTACGCACCAAGGGCAATTGCAGTAATAGCCAAGCCAATCGGATTGGCCAACATTAAACGGCCAAGAAATAAGAAAGCTTGGCCAACACCCATAAAGGCCATTTTAAGCAGACCAAATACAGCTGGAATTTTAGAGAATACAGAAGCAAAAACAGATCCGCCCATTGTCAGAGAGGTCATGACTAGGCGCAGACTTGCCATTCCAAGAAGTAAAGGTGATAAAACAAGAAGTGCACCACCTATGGCGACTAAACTAGTGGCCACAATAATCAGACCAGTCCCCAGGGCTTTTGCTGCAGTTGGGTTTTTATCCATCCAAGCAGTAAACGATTGAGTTGCATTGGTGGCCATTTCAATTGCTTTGGTGTAGATCGGGAGAATGGTACGGCCAAATTTTAAATAAGCGTCATGTAATTTGGCTTTGGCTTCGTATTCTTTACCAGCGGTTGTATTGGACGCTTTGCCGTATAACTGGTCGATGTTATCGGCACCGGCATTCATTTTTGCACTTTTATTGATGATGTCACGCTGAAGGTACATATCACCGAATAAATTTGATGCCGTTCGATTGGTGAAGATACTGCCGATGGCATCTAATACATCACTTTTTTCTGTGATCCCATTCTTGGCCAGCGTAGGGAGAAGAATTTGCTCCATCCATGCGAATTGGTCCTTTTTGAAAATATCGGCACCTTTAATGGCTCCCACATCCAGATAGGAAATTTGTCCAGCTTTATCATGTTTTAATTTACTTGGATCTTCGACCAATCCAAGTTTAAGCATATTGTTAGCTGCACGTTTTGTGGTTCGGCCCTGGTAAATATTCTGATATGCAGACATGGCAGCTGTACCAAAGCGGTTTCCACCCCATTCCTGGACAATGGATTCCATTTTGTAATACAAGGCTTCATCTGTAAGACCTTTAACCGCAATACCACCTGTTTTGATCGCATTCAGCCATTCATTACCCTGTACACGTCCACCAGTGGCGGTGATGACTTGTTGAATCTTGTTGGCCTGATCCTGAAAGGCTTTTTCACTTTTTAAGCCACCACGGAGTTCAATAACTTTGAGCATGTCCATGAAAGCACGTTCATTTTCTTCGCCTTTTTCATGGCCAAACATTGCCTGATTTGAAAATTTCATTTTTGCCAGGGTAGGCGCCACCATTTCCGCATGATGTAGGTCTGAGAAAATAGTGAGTCCGTCACGTAACAATGTCATGTTATCCAGGATAGAAGTCCCAAATGTGTCCATTGCTTCAGCGTATTTAATCGCTTTGCGTGTTACATCTTCACCCATGCCAAGTGCAGCAATACGATTACTTTCAACGTCTACACGTTTGCTTTCATTAATGGGCTGGCGCATGGCGTAAAGTAAACCAACTCCGCCAAAACCAGCGGTCATACCTGCAGCTGCTCCATTTCGTGCAATTGAACTATAGCGGTGATATTGCTGTTGTGCTCGGTTCAGACGTTGTAATGCTTGTTGTTGTTGGTTCAGCTCCATTGTGGCTTGATGGGTACGCTGCCGAAGCCTGGTTTCATCTTCAGCCAGACGATTTACATTGATACCAGCAACGTTTAGATCCCGTGTAACACTGGATAATTCTGCACCCTGTTGTTTGAATGTTGCCGAAGTACGTCGGATTGCCTGTTCAAGTGATTTCATACGCTTCACTTGATCTTCTGTAAGGCTTCCAGTTTTACTTTGATCCTTCAGTAATTTGTATTCATCACGGTATTTTTTTAATGCTGCGGAAGTTTTGCCAATGGCAGCTTGAAGTGATCGATAGTTCTCAATTTTTCTTTGCTGTGCATTGAGTTCTTTTAATTCTGAAGTCGTTCTTTTTAAGATTGCAGCCATTGATTTGGATCCACCTACGATGTTTGCGATGGGTCCCGATAATTTATCAATACCGTTGAAAAGGACTTCTAATTTTAGTCTGGCCATAATAGGTGGATTCTATTTATTTAGGTGGTTGATTACGTTTTAGTGCCAGTTGATGCCATTTCGTTAATTCAGCAATATCCATGTCATCATAGGTACTAGGTGGCCAATGGAAGATGACGGCAATATTTGCTATTGCCTCATCCACATCGTCCACTAGACTTACATCGTCTGTTCTTTCAGCATCTTCTGCATTTCTTTTGGGTACAAAAAAGTGACTAAATGCCCTCCTAGTTGTGCAAAGTCGACTGGATCCATCATGACAATTTGTTGTGGTGTTAATGCCGGTGTTGTTACACGGGGAAGTACACGGCAAAGTGCATCCACATCGTGGTTATAAATATCTTTTAATGAAGTACCCGATAAGGCTTTTACACCTGGCTTTCGAATCGTCACCTGGGTAATAAGATTTTCACCTATTCGAATTGGTTCTTCTAAAGTCACCACTTCTTCATTTGGGTTTTTAATAAGGTCTTGGTTTACTACTTGTTCAAGTTGAGACATTTGAATATATCCTAAAAATTAAATAAAAATACCTTCTGCAGCACTGGACCACAGAAGGGAAGGAAACTTATAAGCCGATAGCATTACGTTGTTTTTCGAGACGATCCACACCACCAATGACTTCTTTGAAGCCAAGTAGGTCAATTTCGACTTCAACAACGCCATTAATAGTCAGTTTGTAGTAAACGCAATTGGTAGTGACTTTGTGTTCAGTATCTTCACCTGGTGCTGCATCTCCACCATCAATTTCCTCATGACGACCACGAACAACAACTTCTACAGCATCTACTTCACCAGTGTCGTCGCGCTGATATGCACCGGCAAAACGTATATAGACACCGTCAATCTTCTCCATCCCAAATTGACGTAATGTAATGAGATCTAAACCGCCAAAGGTCGACTCAAGCACTAGGCCATCATCTGACATGCCTAAGTCTGTTTTAACTGTACCGTTCATACCGCCACCACGGTAATCTTCAGTCTTACGGCCCAATTTAGGGAGAACGACAGTTTTAATTTTTCCTAAATAACTATTCCCTTCATTGAAATAGTTCATGTTTTTTAGCTTGCTTGGTAAAGCCATGCATTAAACTCCTACTTGTGAAGCGAAGTCAGCAAGATAACGATCCGTGATACGTTGGCGGAAAGTTAGATCTTCTAACGGTGGGACAGGGGTGTAGTCATAATCTGTGGCTAGTTTCCCTGCTTTTAAGGTGTCTTTTGAATTGGCTTCAGGATCGAACCAGGCATCACCACCAATCAAATATTTATTTCGCGTCAGTTCACGAATTTTGGCCTTTAAGCCTTCGATAATATCTGTGGCCAAAGAGCCATGAAGGGGAAGGTCCACGGCCCAAATGTGAGATTCTGCAACAGTATCAGCAAGTACTTGAGCTGTACGGGTATAGTTTTCAAATGGGAATAATGGGTTACCTGAGCACGTGCGTGATCCCCAGAAGCGAAATCCTTCATGCTGAATAAGCGTGGTAATTTCATTACTGTTGAGATAACCGGCATCCGTTGCTGGATCCTGAAGGTCCCATGTCACATCAGCATCGATACCAGTCACGCCATTTACTGCAACATTGGATAATGTTTTGTGCCAGCCAATATCGTTATCAATCTTTGCACGTAGGCCCATTGCTACTGCAACAGCTGGTACTGTTTCGGTTTGAGCTGTGGTTGTATTGAATGCCACAAAGTTCGGCCAAATAAGCATAAGTTCACGTGCACCAAACGCTTCACGATATGCCACAGCTTCTTCTTTGGTTTTGCATCCCCAACAATATGCATAAGCAAATGCTCGTAATTTTTGTGCAATAACAACAAGTTCAGTTGTTACTTCTTGAGTATCGAGTCCTGGTGCACCAATGATACGTGGTTGAACACCAAGCTTTGATTTAGCCATCAATAAGGCTTTTAAGCCGGTATATTTTCCTTCAGCTGTAACTGTTCCAATTACGTTGGCAGTTTGTGTAGCTTCATCAACAGCTGAAGCTACACGTACAACCACACAAACAGAATTAGCCTGGTTTGCCATTGCTTGAAGGGCTTTGCGAAGTGTTCCTTTTGTCCCTGCTTTAGCGACTGCAGTTTGGGTATTGGTTAATAAAACTGGTACGTTTTCCGGAAATACCAATGGATCCGCATCTTCTGCAGTAGCAACGAATCCTTGAATTGCAGTTGCAATGGTCCGAATAGGTCGGTTCCCATCACTCAATTCAAAAACCCGTATGCCGTGGTGATAATTTTCTGCCATAAAAAAAGCCTGTTTAATGAGTTTTTAATTCAACAAACAGGCTTGCATGAGTTCAGGAAAATATTAAGTTTCTGAACTTGTAAAAGGGTATTTTACTTGATGAGATTACAAGTAAAATCCTTAGAAGTTTAGACCACAATCGCTAAAGCTTGATTCCATAATTCATGAATTTTGTTTTCATCTAAAGCTAATAAAACAGGATCTTGTGTGATTGTAATGATCTGCTGTAAAAATTTTGTTGTATCTTCAAAAATATATTTTTTTAATGATGAAATTGTCAAAACTGTTTCTACTAAACAGCCAAACGTCATATCCACATCTTTGATCTTTTCTAAATTCGACATTAATACATCGTATAATCCTGTTGTTTTCAACATGGTTTTGAATTGAAAGTCATGTAACTGAGGGAAATGGGTAACAGGCATTTCAGAAAGCAGATTATAAGCACTTTCAGGTGTTTCATTTGTTTTTACCGAGATTTCTAGGCCATCATGTTCACCACCAATAATTCTAAAGAGATTACTGGTGATTGGTTCAAAGCTGCAATTCATTAGAGTCTTCCTAATAAGTTATAAGAGAATTGAATGGCTCCAGTCCCACCCCAAACGAGATATAGACATCCATCATCGGCTGCTGAAACCATAAGTTTATCGGCTACCGCATCCGCTTCAGTTTTTACGCCTGTACCAACAATTAGTGCATCATTTCCCCACTCTTTATTGGAAGCAGGTTGGATGCCTTTGCGGAAATAGACCATGCCACGAGCTGTCGGCAATGTTGTTCCATAGATATGAATACAACCAAATGTGTATGTTGCTGCTGTATTTTGATAATCGATTTTATAAACCGAACCTGGCCCCATAATGATGTTATTGGTATATTGAGAGCTGATAATTTGGGTGCCTTCAATAATCGACTCATTGCCCGTGACAAGTACACTAGCGTTGGTTGAGTTGATTTGGATTGCTGCAGCATTGTTTGCACAGAATCCTCCGATAATATCGACAACACTCTTTTGCACTGCCCGAATACCATTGTTTTTATTCTTGCTGATATAGACATTTTTTGCTGAAACATTTGCTGCACTTAAAGCATAAATACCGATACCGCCATTTCCAGTAATTGCGGCATTGGTAAGTGCAAAACGGCTATTGTTAACGATTACGCCTGTATTTGTACCCTTACAACCTGTTGACCAAATTTGCCCAGCTTCACCATTTGATGATGTGATCGACATACTGCGATTGCCGTTGCATGCTAAGAATGTCCGGGTGTAACGGCCACTTGCTCCATTTTGTAAGTTAATTCCATCATATTGATTACAGATTGAGTATCCATCACACCACTGCATACCAGACAAGTTGACATTCATAATACCGTGGCTTCCACAACCAAAAATAAAGCCAGAATCTGAATAAACGAAGCCACCAACATCAGTACGAATTGCCTGAAGCTTTGCGCCGATAATACGTGCAGTCGACATACGAGAGTAGCCACCTGAAACCATTGCTCCAATGCCACCTGGACCTGAGATGACAGATCCACGTAAATAGGTTTGTCCACCATCGATACTTTGAACGGCTGATCCTCTTTGGCCACTGAAATGTGCACCAGGTGCATGCAGTACTGACCCGGCAAAGCAATCCACTGCATAGTTGAATCTTGAGACTGCTGTGTTTGAACCTAGTACAACTTGACTTTGAATTGCATCATAAGCAGATCCTAAACCTTTTAGATCAATTGCTGTGCCTGTGTTATTTGCTATTGAACTAATCACGAGATTATCAATTTTTGTGATTGATGCACCTTGTGTACTTTCTAAGCCATTCCCCGTCAATTTATTCTGTTTTAAGACTGTTTTTAAAAGTTTCGCTTCAGCTCCGATCCAGCCTTGGACGGGAGGAGCAATCCCCGGCAATTCAGGCTGCGTAATAACGCCATTTGTTAAAACTGCAGCTTTATATCCATGCCAACAATGCTGTTTTACTGTGATTTGATTGCCATTTTTAGCAGTAACAAGCCATGTCCCTTCATGCTTGATCATTGGACATTTTAAGCGTGTAAATTTGACGTTATTTACAACAATGCTAGAACTTAATTGCATGCTAGTATCACTGTTAATCGTAAGAATCTCAGCAACACATCCATCAAAAAGGATCAAATCTCCAATATTATAAGCTGTGAAGTTTGTTCCTATACCAGTACACATACTATCTGCTGCAATTGAAATACTGCCATTTGATTGATATGTGTAGTACCACCATTGATAATTGGTTAAATCCTTGTCAAATCCAGCATTATCTTCTTCTGAAGTTGCATTCGATTCAAATGCGGTATTTACAGTCAATGTTTTGGCATTATCGTCAATCGTACTGATAATACGAGTTTGCCCCTTTACTGTTAATAGCATCCCAATTTCTAAGTATTTGCTGATATTTTCCTTTGCACTCGGGAATGTAACTGTTATTCCCGATGATGTGACAATCCCAAGTTTATTTACACCTACAGCCAATTCACCTGGATAAGGTTTGAGTCGATCTGTGGCGCGTTCGAACCAAGTTTTCCCACCAATTACGTTGTCGATTTTTATATAGTTATTCGGTTGAATATTACTGGCATCTTCCATTTCATAGACTACATCCCATTCTCCATATCCACCTGAAGCACTAATCACATTCGTAATTTTTACGGGTGCTGGATCAAAGCCATGTATTTGTAATAAGGAATGACTGCTGGTTAATTTTGTAATGTAGTCAGCATTAAATTCGATCAAATGTGGTGGCAGCTTGATTACTGAAGGCACGTAAATAATAAGTTTATGTAAGTTTTCTAAAATGACTTTTGCATGATTTGGATCTTGAATTTGAGCAAATAGCGGTGCCCTAACTTCAATCAAATTATTGCTTGAAAGTGCTTGGTATAAGGGCAAAGCATCATTGGTCACACCATCTAAAACTGCACCAAAATGCTTTAATGTCACCGTATCAACTTTGGCCAGTGCATCATCTACATACTTTCGAGTCGCTAGAATAATGTTGGGGTCTACGATCAGTTCAACAGCATCGGTATTACTCACTTGTAAAATCAAGTGGATTGTTAGAATTCGAGCTGCACCAGAACTCGAAATAGGTTTATGAGTAGTGGGATAATTACCGTATGCAATTAATTTTCCAGATTCATCATGTAATCCACATTCTCGAATTAAAAATCCGCCAATGTGGGCGGGTAAAATCGCTTCTACGATAACCCAATTTGCATTTTCAGGATGAATTTCAACACTATTGACTTCAACACGTTGAACTTCATTTACTAAAGCTTCTTTGCTTGGTGATGGCAAAGGAGTAGCCCCATTCCCATCACCAAACGACATAAATTTGAAGCCTACTTTTCGATCTTCATTGATCGCTTTGGCAATTTCAGCCAAGCCTTGATTGGTGACAACTGTAAAAAATTCTGAACTACTCATGGGTTATACCTGTGGAAATACGGCTGTAATTTGATAATCGAAATGGGCTGCCAATGAATTAAGAGGGACAATCAATTCAGGCAATTCGGGATAAATTGTGGTGTGCTGGCCATCGTAAAAAGTTGAGCCAATCCGCACAGGCACTGGAATATTTTTTTTAAAATTAATCGCAGTGAAATGTCGCGTTAAGGGCTTGTTATCATTGATTAAGTCGATAAACGTGTTGTATTCAGTTTCGTCAAAATTCGCTTCATTGAGTTCAACACTAAATTCAAATGTACCTGGTGTGCCTTCAGGCGACTTTTGCCACCATTCCAATATTTCAAATTCGAATCCAAAGCTTTCTACAACTGATCGCAACGCAGAAATCGTGCCTTTGCATTTGTGTAGATCGAAAGCAATTTTGATCTGTTTACGTTTAAAATCTTCTGGCCAGTTTCTATTCCAACGATCGACACTGTTTTGCCAAGCAAGGTGGGGTAAAAACTGGCTTGGGATATCTGAAGGCTTAATCAGTTTTTTTATATCAATGGTTAAATTGGTTGTGTTTTCTAGCACCTTTGAAACGTTTAATTCTAATTTTGTGCTATTGGGTGGTAATAATTGCTTCATCACGCTGCCCCTGAATTAATTAAAATTTGGGTGCAGTTAGCGACTTGAACATCAGAAATCATGACATCACTTATCGGGTTATCAATCTCGACATGCACAACACCGGCTACATGCAACAAGTTAAAAATTTTAGATAAGTAAATCGTTCGACCAATTCGTCGATTTTCTTCAAAATAAGTTTGTACGGCAGTTCGGGCAGCTAGAATTAAAGGATCAGCTTCAGGGAAGTTCTTGGTATAAATCGTTGCAATCAACTCGAAATCAATTGCTTCTACGGATTGAACTGTTAAACGATCAGCAACGGGACGTCGAGTTTCATCAGACAAATAATGATTTACAGAGGCAAGTAGATCTTGAGTCGCTTCACCATTGACCGTGTCACGTTGCAGAATCGTAACTAGTGCTTCGGATGGTGCTGGACTTGACGCTTTGGCATCAGCTACACGACCATCTGCAGTAAGCGCATGAAACTCATAAGCAGACGTGGGCCCTGCAACGGATAATGAATCAAATGCAAGGCTTGCTCTATAACGTAAGGCATCATCACTCTCATATACAGCATCGCTGAATTGATCAGCTGGAGTGATTAGTTTTCTAGTTACCCCATAATTTGCAACTACTGCATCCAAATCGGTTTTTTCTGCAAAAGCGAGCAAAACACTCAATGCCGCATTATTAATACGACTCCGAAGAATCATTTCTCTATATGCACTTTCTTCAAGTAACTTTGTTAAAGGTTCGCTTTCACGCTGTAAAGTTGCATGAATTGTTAATTGTGTTTCCAGATCATCAGCATATAAATTTAGTAAGCCTTGTTTACGCTCAGATAAAATTTGCTCGAAACTAAATTCTTCAATAATTGATGGTTTTTTTAATTGAGCGAAATCAATACTCATAATATGGACCCTATAGATAATGGGATTTTGAGAGATGCGTTTTTATTGATGTTGTGTAGGTAAGCATCTAAATCCAAGAAAGTTGAGCCATCATCATTTCTGGTTAGTGAAATGGATCTTAAAAAAATGCGGTTTTCCCATTGCATAATGGCTGTCGCTGTTGCCGCATATAGTTGAAGTTGAAGAATCTCGTCTAATGGACCATCAATTAATTGGAAAATTAGCGATCCGTATTCTTCACGCATTATTCTTGACCCAATAGGGGTAGTTAAAATGTCTTTAACTGATTGATAAATAATATCTATCTCGGTTTGTAATGCTTTCCCGGTTTCTCTAGACATCATGGAGTTGGATCTCCTGAAATATCACCTCCAGCTTTAACGCCGGTTGTTTTATGTGTTCTAAGGCTAATGTCACCAGCTTTTACATCAACTTCTGTGCTGAAGCTGCCTGTGGAATGGCTACTTCCTTGCACTAATTGGCTACCGCCAACAGTGTTATTACCTGTCATTGCCGTGCTGCCGTTTATTTGTAGATTTCCATTTATTGTTGTGTCGCCATTAACTGTCACGCCACCATCCGCTGTAATCGTTGCTTTACCACCTGAAGGTAAAATTGCGGAAAGATGATGGGCTGAAATGTCATAAGCAATGACACAACCATCAGCAAACATTCTGATTTTTTTGTTTAAGTTATCTGAAGGGGATGGATTGGTTTCGTTATAAAAACCATATAGAACGAAGCTAGTGGGACCAATATCGCCACATGGTGAAATCACCACACATTCTTCATCTATGGATGGCATGTCCCAGGTTGTATCGTCTCCTGAACGGATATTTAGACAACGGATTTCTGGTGTCTCAATATCGCCTAAATTGACGGTGACACGTGGAATTGGTTTAGTCGGATTTAAGGTCTTGATTGTTCCGAAACGAACAATATTTTCAAGACGACGATTAATGTCAGCATTCATGCCAACACTTTGCTGTAATGATTTGAGATTTGCAGTTCTACAAACTTGTAAAACTGACTTTTACTTGATGAAGGACTTAGCCACTTAAACTTTCAAATGCTTAATAAATGATTCTTCGGTAAGTTTAATATCCTCATGGCTGAAGCCAAGTAATTCACGTTTTGAATAAACAGTTTCTGGGGCATTTTTTGTGGCACGATCTTTTAGACCATACTGGTGAACATTAGCAATTCGATTGACACGGCCTATAAATCCAATGGCTATTGCTTCGCTGTTACTCAGCAATTTTAAATGGGCGTTGGCCTTAATCTTAGAGAACATTTTTCTTTTGATTTTGCCTTTCTGTTCCCGGATCCGAATACGTCTAGGTACATAAGCAGATCCATCCGGATTACGTTGTGTTGTTATCCTTTTTTGTTGATTCTTACGAAGATCTCTACCAATATTTTTGGCCAGTTTTGCACGCTGGCCAGTAGATAATCTTTCCAACAAAGGTTGGAAATATTCAGCAAGATCCTGAACATTATTCATGGATTTTTACCAGGGAAGGGCATATCAAGTGATCTGCCATCGGATGCTGCAGTCTTCCATTTCGCCAGAATACTGCCATCTTTATCAATCAGTTCAAAATCAACCGGCTTTTCAAATTCGGTGTATGTGGGTTCAACAGGGTATGAAAGCTCGAATTTACCTTCCTGATTTTTCTTAACAATCACACGTTCTGACAATGGGATTTTGAAATTTAAATCATATTTACCATTATCAATCAGCTCAGCTTCAAAATGGATCCCTTCAGTATTTTTAATGTTGGCCAATAATTCTGGTTGATTATCCATAAGCCAGGAGAAAATAACGATTCCGAAGATTTCAGGATCTCCGGAGTAATCAGTGATAATCAGATCCAGGGTATAAGACATTTCAAAACTGAAGCCTGGTGCAAGGGTGCTTCTCAGCTTGCCTTCATTTGCAAATATTAATAAACGATCCTGATCTTGTGGAAGATCAGGAAGGGCATTCAGAATATATTCACGTAAAGCTTGGGGCTTTTTCATGCTGCGTTTTTCTCACCATAAATAGGTTCCAAGTGATCCCATTCTTTTTGGAATTTAGCTTGGTACCCTAATTTTTTATAATTAGAACCGTTATAAAGCGTAAAGACAGTTGGCCAATCTGCTTTACGTAATGCTTCTAACAGCCCAGGCTTCCATTCAATAAATCGAAGGAATGCTTCCATTTGATGAGATTCACTAATTTGTTGTTGATCCACAAACTCTTGGACTGATTTATAACCTAAATCTTTCCAGTTTTCGCCCATAATTTGGAACTGGCCCCAACTGGTAGACATAAGAGCTGAATCTTTATGAATATTCATAGCTAAGCTTAAACGGGTATATTCTGCTTCTTTGCCTTTGTAACCGCCTGCAATAAAATTGACTAAACTAGGAACCTTCTTCATTTGGTCATTTGCAAATGTCTTACTTTTAGCTTGGCATAAGTAGAAATACATTCGATGACGTTCATAAAGAATTTTTGCTTTACCGTTATTCAAAAAGCCTACACCGTGACTTTCAACTGCACCCAGCACACGAATATATAATTCTGGTACCTTCAGACGAAGGGCAGCTTTTTTATAATCTTCAGCTTTTAAAAATTTAGAAGTATCGTCACCAGCTAAAGCTGCACGTGTTTTATCACCCACTTTGCCATCATCAACCAAGCCTTGTGCTTTCTGGAATTGGATAACAGCATGTTCTGTGCTACCACCAAAATTTCCATCAATCGATAAGGGTTTACCATTTTTACCTTTGTAACCTAGATTGACCAATTGTTTTTGCAAAGTTGCAACGGCATCACCCTTTGAACCAAATTTCAAAATCATGCTTTACTCCATAACTTGGCCACATTTCCCTGACTGCGATAAATAATCACAGCCAGAAGAATTGCAAAAATGGCATCCCATAAAGCAACGGGATCTTTAAAGAAAAGAATATGAATTGATTGACCAAAAAATGACGCAATCAGTACGGTTGCTAATATTGCGTACTTACGTCTGTAATTTCCGTTGTGGTTGAAGCAAACGATGCGGAATCCACAGAACAAATACGCTAAAAGAGCAATAATTTGAAAAACAAATTCGATCATGTTTTTCCTCCTCTAAAGAGTTTAAAAATGTCTGAAAGATTGGCCTGTTTAATCCAATCAACAGCTTTTGTAAGAATAAAAAGACAAAACACAGATGCGACAAGCCCAGCTAAAGCGTCAGAAGTGATCCATGTTTTTTCAGTGATGAAAGGGGTACAGATATAACCAATACCCGTGGCAAGAATCAGCGTCATAAACCGCTTAAAAGCAGATATGTCTTTTTCAGTACTTGCGATAAACGCTGCACCAAGTACAGCCCCTAGCAATGCATTGCCATTGATAAATGGCAGAATAGACATTGCACTTAAACTAATGACGCTCATTGATGTTGTGGTTGTTGGTTCTGGCATAAATTCTCTCAATCCCAAAGCTGGACGCTTTGGACTTTATTTTGTTGTGTTGGTATGTCCGGTATTAATATTTTGGTCCCCATTGGAATAAAAGGACCAAATTCTGATAAATGTGGATTTTCATTAAGTAATATTTCAACTACACCGGAACTACGGCCATACTCACGCCAGCAAATTGCAGCTAATGTGTCATTTTGATTGGCATAGATTTCCTTCACTTAAAGTAACTCCACACTTAACCGCTTAATTTTTTTAAGATCTCGAATTGCAAAACGTAAGTCACGTTTGAAGTCATCAACAGTGATCGTGAGATCCTCAGCTTTTTGAGATCCATTACTTGTTGTATCGTAGGAACGGTATTTCTCATTAAGTTCTGCCCCAGCTGCAGCTGCAATAGCTCGAAAATATAAAACTACGCTGGTAGGCTTGCCGTTTACGGTTTTTGTTGTGATTTCAGATAGTGATGGGGCTTTGCTGATTAGTGAGTCTAATTGTTCATTTACATGAATAATCGCTGCTTCGATTGCTGGGATTAAACGTTGATTGGTAACGCTTGAATCTAATCGAAGTACTTCACGGATCTTGTTACTCGATACTGAAGGGAAAAAATTATCACTACTGATAATTTGATCTTGATTCGTTGGGCTACCGTTCGCAATTAATCCTGACATTATTTTTCTCAGTTAGTTGAGGGGTGGAGATCTGGGACAATAACTTAAAACATAAGTTTGCTTTTGTTCAGATCTGCCCCTCAGTGGGTGCTGGGCACTCGTTAAGAAGAAACACCCTCATAAACCTGATTGCCATAATCATCGACAACAGGGGAACCATCAGCATTGAATAATGGCTGTGGTGGGTTTTCTTCTAATTGCTTTTTAAGGAGACGTTCTGCTCGTTGAAGATCCTGTTTACCGCCACATTTGTCATTGTGTTTAATGGCAAGTTTTAGGAAATCCACAGCTGGTTGAGCATGTTCCATTTGTAGGAAAGATCGGCCGATTGCAACATAGAGTTTTGCACGGATCTGATCATGCATACTGAAAGTTGCAGTGATGTTATTTGCCTTTTCTAAAATGGATAGATCAAAGATTTCTCCACTGTCAAAAGCAGATTTGGCTGCATTCCCAATTTCTTCAGCAACAATTGAAGCTGTATCTCGGCTAAAGGTATCGGGCATTGAAAGGCCATGTTTTAAGGCATATTCAGCAATGCGAAGGCCATCTTCAAATTGTTTGGCATCAAAACACCAAAGCATAATTGTAGTGACAACATGGTCCTGAAGATTTGGAACACGATCTTCTACAGATAAAACACCATTCACATAAGGCATATATTTCGGGATTAAAGTTGCCTTATGTTCTCCACGTTCAATTTCAGATTTGACATTTCGCAGAAGATTTTGGTCATTTTTTAATTCTGCCAACTGCAACATATACACGCTGGCATCATCACGTACACCGCCGAATTCATCTTGTGTATTGGCCGCACCTTTTGCGGCCAATACCTGAAGGCGATGTCGTCGTGCTGGACTAGACATAAATCACCTTATTTTTTAATTTCGATATTTTCGACGAATCCTACTTTTTCATAGGCTTCAATGACATACGCATCATTAGAAGATTGGAATTCTTCAACTTGATCTAATGAAGCATTATCATAGATTTTGCGACGCTTTCCTTGTTCCTGGAAATAGATTGATAGGTTATCGAAGGAAGTAACCAATAAGGCATTTTCTGGGAAAAATGGAACACGTGCAGCAGGTAAACCACCAATTTGTTTTTGACTCAATAACACTTGGCCAGCAATCGCATCTGTATTGTCTTTTGATTCATTAACAATTGCGAAATTTTTGTCATTCAATAATTCACGACCAGCGATAACCACTAGATCCGTTGCATCTTGATGTACTTCACTAATGAGGTTGTTTACTACGTCTACAACTAATGCATCCAAGTTATTGTAGTCGCCAGCTGGACCAACAACGATTTTCCCAGAACCGGCAACAACTTCCTTCATATAACGTTCAGGTGCTTTGGTACGGATTTTTTCTAACCAGCCGATATTTACGTCTTGTAAAAGAGGATTTGCATTTCGATCTGTGGTGGCTGCTACTGATTTTCCATTCCAGCCGATCATGATCATATCTAATGCAATGGCATGGTCCACAAAAGCTTTCCACTTTTCATAGAAGTTAGGGAATTTTGCCCAAGCATCCATTTTTTCATAACGTAAAGCAACATCAAAATCAGTCTTTTCACATTTGTATGTATTAGACTCCAGACCAGTCGGATCCACGGCTTTTCGTGCTGTACCTGATTTGGTATTAGTACGGCCTGCAATAGTAGAACCTTGCGTTAAACCAATTACTTCACCTTCCAATTCATCAACAGGATGGACGTTAATCTTCTTCAAGAAATCTGAAGATAATTGGATAGAATCGGCCATTTTCTGAGCTACAGAAGGCAACACTGCAAATTTTGATGAAGCATTTGAAACGCCATTCAGCTCGGCAATTTTATTAATTGTAAAATTGAATTTTTTACGTGTATTTTCGTTCATTGTAATTAGCACTCGATTTTTTCAGAAAAATTACCAGTACTTTCTGGCGCTGGTGGAGTTTGGGAGTGATGCTCACCACCTAATTTTGATTTCAACTCATTGAAATCATTTTGAAGTTTGGTGTGCTGGTTTTTGAGATTGTTAAGATCTTGCAAAGTACTTCCAAAGGTTTCAGCAATTTTTTCAACTGACTTGGCAACTTCACTGAACTGGCTATTATTTTTATTGTCCTGTTCTTGTTGTTTTGGAGTTAGCCAGTCCATAACCGTTGAAAACAGATTGGCCACAGAAGATTCTTCCTCAAATTGAAGATCAATTTCCTGTGATGCTGTGAACAAATTGTCCTTTTGCTGTTTTTTATTAATGAATGGATTTGCTTCAGGATTTTTAGAAGCGAATTCCATAACTTGTGTACCCAAGGAAGCTGGTGTATCAGTGAAGGCAAGGCCCATCAAATACGCTTCATTGGTGTCAGCAAAACTTGGATTTACTTCAATTGAGCAATATAGCTTTTGGTTCTTTTTGTGCAGCTCAAGCAAGTTTTCATAGGCTTCACATTGAGCGTAAAGCGCCCATTTCTTTTGGTCGCCTATCATGTCCTCTTGGGCTTTCAATGCTAAAATTTTTGCATAATTACCGAATGGACTATCCGGCAACACACTACGGATATGCTCAATATTACCCTGTGATGTATACACCGAAAGATTATAATTTTTGGCCATTTGTTGAATCCATTCTGGTTCAATCACTCGGCCATCTGTTGTTGCTCCTGCAACAGCAACACGGAAAAATTTGGATTTCTTACTCATTAGGGATGAATCCTGCCTAGTATTAAAATTTAGAAATTTATGTACTAAGCAGAATCGGAATTAAGCGAAAAACAATCAATCAAATGAACTTGTAAAAGTCCGTTTTACAAGTTCAATCGCATGAATTAGCGGTTCAGCATTGGCTTAATGAGCCAATGAATACATTATCTGAAACCACGCCAATTACATTTGATAACCGCCTCTTAGCAAAGTTTTTATACTGGATGGGGTGGCGAGTCAGCTCGATTGCAGAATACTTAAAAGAAAATGATAAAAATGTCCATGCCTGGAAAGCTCGAGACAAGTGGGAGGAACAGGCACCAGAAGGAAGGGTGGCCCAAGCCTTAGAAGCTCAACTTGTAAAGTTGATCATCTTAGAGAAAAAAACCCCACATGATTTTAAAGAAATTGATCTGCTTATGCGCCAACTGGAACGTATGGCCAAGATCAATAAATATAATAACGGTGGCAACGAAACTGATCTAAATCCTAATCTAAAAAATAGAAATGCTGGTCCACGGAAGCCGTCACAAAAAAATGTTCTGACTGAAGAACAGGTCGATAAACTTTTAGAAGATTTTGACGAAGGATTATTCGAATATCAGAAAGTTTGGTATCGAGCACGTGAACAACGAAATAGAGCATTATTAAAATCACGTCAGATTGGTGCGACATTTTATTTTGCCCGAGAAGCATTAATTAAAGCTGTAACCACTGGCCGAAATCAGATTTTCTTATCAGCATCTAAAGCACAAGCACATGGTTTCAGAACATACATAAAAGACTTTGTTCTCAAGTCAATCGGATTGGATCTGCAAGGGGATCCGATCACTTTAACATTACCAACAAACGAAACTGTTCAGCTTATTTTCCTAAGTACGAATTCTAATACAGCACAAAGTTATCATGGTGATCTGTATTTTGATGAATTTTTTTGGGTACATGGCTTCGCTAAGCTGAAGAAAGTTGCTTCAGCAATGGCTTCCCAGAAGCAGTACAAACGGACCTATTTTTCAACTCCGTCTAGTAAATCGCATGAAGGTTATCAATTTTGGACAGGCGAAGCTTATAACAAAGGTCGGACGAAGGACCAAAAAGTCGAGATCGATTTAAGCCATGACAATTTAAGAAATGGCGTTCTTTGTCCAGACAAAATGTGGCGTCACATCGTCAATATTGTTGATGCAGAACGACAAGGCTGTGATTTATTCGATATTGATGAATTGATAGCTGAAAACAGCACTGAAGAATTTGCAAACTTATACATGTGTGAGTTTGTTGATGATGGCCAAAGTGTTTTCCCATTGCGAGTGATTCAGCCATGTATGGTGGATTCATGGGAGTTATGGGCTAATGATTTTAAACCTCTAGCATTGCGGCCATTCGGAAATAAACCGGTTTGGGTTGGTTATGATCCAGCAGAGAGTGGAGACAGTGCCGGTTTAGTTGTCGTTGCACCACCTGAACCTGGATATAACAAATTTAGATTATTAGAACATCATCAATTCAAAGGAATGGATTTTGCAAGCCAAGCCGAATTCATCAAACGTATTTGCCAAAAATATCGAGTCACCTATATCGGATTGGACAAGTCTGGAATGGGGACTGGTGTGGCGCAATTGGTTCAAGAATTCTTCCCCAACTTAACAACTTTTACTTATTCCATCGATGTTAAAACCCAGCTGGTTATGAAAGGGATGGACGTTATTAATAAGGGCCGGTTCGAGTTCGATGCTGGATATACCGAAATTGCACATTCATTAATGGCTATTCAAAAAACACTTACAGCTTCACAAAAACAAATGACTTTCCAGGCATCACGTGCCGAAAACATTGGCCATGCAGATTTGGCTTTCGCTCTTTTCCACGCCTTCTTTAATGAACCTCTATCACTCAATAACGACGGTAAAACCAAAAAATCCACAATGGAGATTTCTTAATGTCTGACAGTAAAGTCCAGGCTTTTTCGTTTGGAGATCCTGAACCGGTTCTCGATAAACATGACTTTTCTCAATATTACGAGACTTGGTTAAATGGTCGCTATTATGAACCACCAGTCAGCATGAATGGTTTGGCTAAATCATTTCGATCAACACCATACCTTTCAACTGCAATTATCTTTAAAAAGAATCAATTAGTTTCTTCTTTTAGATCACATCCATTATTTAAATCAGCTGATTTTGAACGAATTGTTATTGATAATCTGGTCTTTGGTAATGGGTATCTACAGCGAATTGATAACCGGCTAAATGATCCAATCAAGTATAGTGGCTTGATGGGTAAATATATGCGGAGAATGAAAGACTCCGACCAGCATTTAATGCTAGTAAGTGGATATAAAGAACATGAGTTTGCCAAAGGTTCTGTATGTCAGATAAAAACATTGGATGTAGACCAGGAGATCTATGGCACCCCAGAGTACTTATCTGCTTTGCAATCTGCCTGGCTAAATGAATCAGCTACATTGTTCCGTCGCAAATATTATAACAATGGCTCTCATGCTGGTTTCATTCTGTACATGACTGATTCTAATATTGATGACGATGACGTTGATTCATTGAAACAGGCAATGAAAGATTCACGTGGACCAGGTAACTTTAGAAATCTATTTCTACACGCACCTGGTGGGAAAAAAGATGGACTTCAGTTGATCCCAATCAGTGAACTTGCTGCTAAAGATGAATTCCATAATATCAAAGGCATTACACGGGATGACATATTGGCATCATTCAGAACACCGCCACAGTTACTTGGAATCATCCCATCCAATGCTGGTGGGTTTGGTTCAATTAGTGATGCACGAGAAGCATATTGGTATAACGAAATTGTTCCAGAACAGGTACGCATTGCAAATGTAATCAATGAATGGGCTGGTGATTCAATTGTTCGATTTAAAAATTACTTTGAAGTAAATTATATTAAAGGTAAGGAAGCAAACTAGGGACATACAATGTCACTCAAGCTTATAAGTGTTTACCGTAATATGTTAAGCAATCAATGCGATTTATTAGCAGAGATCGACGACAAAGGCAGAGTAGTAAAGGTCTTTGATTATGATGGTACTGAGTTGAGGATCGTACGTGGGAATAAAGTCATAAAAAATGGTAAAGAATGGGACATAAGAGACCCAATAGCCAGATAAATCCAATTGCCCTCATCACGAGGGCATTTTTTTGGCCAAAATTCAGAAAATAGATGATCTTGAATCCAGCCGGGCGGTTGACCCCCCACCTCACCTGGGCAGTAAATGTGTCGATAATTCTACAATTTTTTGAACCACAGATCTTGACCTCTCAGCTATGCCACTACTGGTGATGATCACAGAAATTCTAAGCCCAAAACAATCAACAAATTTCTGCAGGTTTACCGTTAAATTCTACAGAAAAAAGAAGCTGTATTTTTAAGCATGATTAATGGTGATATGAGAAGCAAAATCAGAAAACCAAAAAAAGGTAACAGTAGTAAAAAACACTATATAACCACTTGAAATTAATGAGTAAATACTGTTACTAAGGAAGGTAACATTAGGGAACAATAAAGGTAATAAGTTAATTAAATCATTGATAAATATAAATAATATTAGTAACTACCTGTTACCTAAAAACTAGGTAATTTGTTACTTAGAAGTTACCTAAATGTTACCTTTTAAAATCTATTAATAATACTTATAAATCAAATTCTTAATTGTTATTTTCTGAATCTGTTACTTTTGTTACCTGTTTTTTTTGTCATTTGAAATTTTGAATTCCTGTCACTTTTGTCGATCGCTAATAAAAACTTCACCAAAAAAATAAATCACGATAAATCGACCTTTTTCCGCCTTTCATCCGCCTAAAATGATTGTAATACACTGTTTTGAAATACTTCTTCGATCCCGACCCTCGGGACCAAGATTCAAAGACCCCAAGCTGGTATTAAAGGCTTGGGGTTTTTTAATGCTTATTATTTGTATATTTATTATTGGATTTACGCTTCAAAATTTAGATAAAATTTGCTGAAATATTGCAGGTGAAAAAGAATTCTGTGGTGCGTTATGAAAAGCATAGTGCACCGCTGGATATGAACCAGTTAGATCGTCTTGAAGAGCGTGGCTTTAATATTCCATTTATTCTGTGGGGGACAACAGAAGTGAAGGGAAGTGAGCTGTCAGAACAAGAACAGAAGCTGGTGCAGCTATACAGACAGACGCGTGAAGAAATGCGTGGGGGCTTAGTTTCACTTGTTGAGACTTATGCGAATCAGTTTAAATAATTGAAAATAAATGTAATTGAGTAATAAAAATGGGACTAACTAATACCCAAAAAGTTGTTTTAGCTATTGTTGTATTTATTATCTTATTGATAGGGTGGGGACTGTTTCCATTATTTTTCAAATGGTTAATGATCGGAATAGGTTCAACAAAAGATAATCTAGAAGATTTTGGTTCCATGGGAGATATCTATGGAAGTTTGAATACACTTTTTACATCTGCAACATTACTCATTGTTATTTATTCTACCTATTTGCAGAGACAAGCAAATAAAGATACAAGAGAAGCGATGTCAGAACAGCTTAAACAGGCTAGAGACGCTACTGCTGAACAAGTTGCACAGGCGAAAGAGTCAACTAATTTACAGCTTTTACAAGCAAAAAAATCAATGGAAGAACAATTAAGCTTAGCTAAAAAAACTCATGATGCCCAAATTAATGAAACAAAACTAGCTTTTTTTACTTCTCAATTTTATGCCTTATTAAATTTAAGGAATGAAAAGCTTAAATTATTATATATAAAAAACAATGATAAAGAATTTACGGGAATTGATGTCTTTAGACTCTTTCATTTGGAGTTTGTAAAATTATTAAGAAATGAATGGAAAGGTGACAAATTAGAAGACTTAAATCCGCCTATGATTAGAGCAAAATTTCATTTAATTTCTAAAGAATTAAATTCGGGAGATAATTTTTATCCATTGTTAGATTATTTTCAAATTTATGTGAGCTTATTTACTTTGATTAAGAGTTCAAATTTGAAAAAGGAAGATCGAAAATTTTTTCTTAAAGTTATTAGCAATTCAATGAACCTTTCGGAACAAGTAGTTTTATTTTTTATCGCACCATTTCGAACAACTTTACTTTCTAGTTTAGAAAATACAAAAATATTTAATAGTTTTCATCATAAAAGTTTTGAAAAATTTGGTTTAAAGTTTCATAAAAATTCTCACTTTAGTTTAATTAAATGGAGAGAAATATTTGCTAATGAAAATAAATAATTTAAGAAACCCAGCATAAGCTGGGTTTTTTATTACTTAGTCTGAACGGCTCTGGATATGTTGCACACTTGATGATGGATCGTGTTGATGATCGCCGAAAATTCCTTTTCTGTTAGGTGGTCATCCACTTTCATTTTTGTCATTGCGTATAAAAAGCTTTCTAAGTTTTCCAATGGAAATTCAATCTGTTCCAATATTTCTTCAGCCGACATTTTCTTATGGCTGTCTATGTCTAACGTTGAGTGCATTGCTCCCCCTGTCTATTGATCATGGGCGTATTGTCTTCAATTTAGAGTGAGAAATATAGAGTCTGACGACAGTCGATGACGCTCTATATTTCCGATAAACCCTATAATTTCCAAAACTTTAGATGTAATAAATTTTAATTTATGTACTGAATAAACTTAGCTTTTACCTATTAAGTTTATAAAGTTGGCATAAATAGATAAGTAAAATTTAGATTAATGACCTAAAAACAATAGGGTAATGGTCAAGCCCACAATGAGTGAAACAAGGCCACCTTCAATAAGGCTTTTGAAGCGTTTGCGGAGTTTGAGTTGTCGGGATTTTCGACGGAATGCCACCATGTCATAAACAGGGGTATGTTCTTTGAGATTATTTTGAGTATGAGAATGCTTAGAAGCGAATGGTTTCATTTGCTAATTCCTAGTTCAAGTTTATTAAAACCTGAATCCAATACTTTCCTACGGTAATGGAGACAGACTGAACAGGGGTAGGAAATACCGCGAACTAAGAAGCGGCCAGCCAAAGGCTGCCCTGTCCAGCCTGCCATAGAACAGCAAAGCTGAATTTTACGCAAAAAAATAGCCCATGACGGACTTTTGCGTCTTAGTTCAATGATATTTTCAGGTTCCTACGCCTGCCACAGATTTTGCTGTGGTGAGAGTAAAGTTTACTCTGTACTTAAAAGAGTAGCTTAGATACTATAATGGCGTCAAGATTTTATAATAATTTTTGGGGTGGGGAATGGAAGAAATAATTTCTAGAGATGATGTAAAAGACAATATTACTTTAGAAAATGATGAGCTTTCAAAAAAGAATCCACATTATAAGAATTTAATTTTGGCGCAGAACTTATTGAATTTTTTCAATAAGCGTAGAGTTGCGTTGCAAGTTGATAGCCATGATTTTGATTCTGATTTTGAAGAGTCTTCATTATGTCTAGACGTCATAGTTTCTACTTTAGCTGAAAATAAAAAAGTTTTAGATAAAATTAGTAGTAGCTGGCTTAATACTGAGTTAAATAATTCAGGGCGAAAAATTGAAGAATTGCCTAATGTTTCAGATTCTAATTTTAAATTGAAAATAAAAGATTTAGAAAATAGCTTAGCAATAATTGTAGAATATATAGTTGCAATGGAAGATTTTGATAGAGCTATAGCGATTTCTAATGAATGGTATCCTAATTTTAGTAGATTCAAAGCGAATCTTTCAGAATCTAATGTTTTGCTAGATGATTTAAGAAATAAGACTATTAAAGACTTGTATGATGAAGATTATTATAGGTTTAATAAAATATCTAATATATATGAGTATTTGTTTTATTCTTTGATTGTTGTTATGTTTTTGTACTTTTTTGGCTTTAATGTTTATATTTCAGATATAGATTTTGGAGTTTTTTCTATTGGTTTTTCTGATAAAAAACATGTTGCTGATATATCATTTTATATTCAAAAGATATCAGTGTTGATATTGTCGACAACACTGGCTGCTTTTTTGTTAAAACGCTCTTTTATGAATCGACGTTTAGCTGATGAATCATATAGAACTGCAAAAGAATTATCTGGTTTTCCTCGATATATTGAGTCTTTGCCGGAAGAAATGCGGAATAAAATTAGATTCGATTTGGCATATAAATATTTTGGAAATAGTATTCATCATGATAGTTATACTGGTGGTGAAAACTTGATGCATGAAAATATCAAGGCTAATACAGAGTTTTTGAAATCTGTAAAAGACTTATCAAGTAGCAAAGCAGATAAAAAAACTGAATCTGATCAGTAACTTAAATATTAAAATGGATTCTACGAAAAGGTAGGAACGAACTTATATTGAACTTCTTGTTCGCCATTCAATTCTTTTAGAAGAAACTCCTAAAGGCTATACGGTTTATGTTCGATATTTTTTTGGGGGGTATAAGGGAAATGATAAGAGTGATGCTGATCAATCAGACAATAAAATTTATAGGTAAAAAATAATGGCTGTGAATGTTGATGTTAATAGTCTTATAGCAAAATTGATTGAAGATGGAACAAGCATATTTTTTATATGGACTGTTCTCATTCTTATTCTCGTATTTATAGGGTTGTACTTTACGGGAAAGTCTGGGTTTATTTCGAGTATTAAAGACTATTCAGAGCATCATAAAAATAAATTTGATAGAGAATTAGCAGAGAAAACCGCTTTTCTTAACGATTCAACACTTAGTGAATATAAGGATGGGATTCAACACCATATTAATGTATTAAAGCTAAGCAGGTTTCTCAACTTTAAGAACAGTAACTTGGATGCTCTATCTTATATTTTGACATGTAAAGAAAAAGAGAGAGCGATCCGGCTATATAAGAGAGGAAGTTCATTTTTAACAAGGGAAAATGATAGCTTTAGAATAAAAGCTGGCTACTCGGACTCAAAGATTAAATGGATGGAGCGTGCTGCTTTTTTCATATATTTCACTTTGAACATTGGTCTCATGAGTCCCTTCTTTATTGCAGAAATTTTTAAAGTAAATGAAATATTGGGTTATACAATTCCTAAAGTGACTTTCATAGAAAGAACCTTGTTGTATTTCCTTCCTGCTTTTATTTTATCAATATTAATTGTCCAGTCTTTACTTGCTCCAAAGTTTGCTAAGAAATTTTTGGAGCTAGAAAAGATAAAACCAAATGAACAATTAGACTTAGATTTGTGA